ACGCTGCACCAAAGCGGCTCGCTGGCCTGCTAGATGCGTCGGTGCAGCAGCCAGAGCGTGCTGATAGTTTCAACAGATTTTGAGGTGAGCAATGAGTCAGAGACGTATTCGCATTGAAAGTATGAGCGATGAGAAAGGTGGCTCGTTCATTCAGATCCTCGATGCTGAGACGAAAGAGCCGCTGCGAGAAGATCTGTCATCCATCACGATCAAGCTGCAAACAAATAATGTGGTAGTAGCTGATGTGAAATACAACGATGGCACAACGCACGAGCGCTATGTTGAGAAAATAGATGCGCTTATTTCAGATGAAGCGGTAGAGCAATGACAACCACGCCAACTGATACGCTCACTCAGTACACCTATGACGTTATTTCGCGCCGCTATCGTAACAACAATACCGGTCGTTACGTCGCTGCTACCGAGATCCGTAGCGCAGTCGATCAGGTCATCGATACTGAGGAGACAGGCTTCACGTCAGCAGCGTCTCAGTTGCTGGCAGGCCAGATAACGCTGGCAGACTTCCAACGCCAGACGGCAGCGAACATCAAAACGTTACATCTGGCAACTGGGCTGGCCGCCAATGGTGGTGTGAACAACATGGGACCAGACGATATTGCGCATATCAGCGACCTGATTGATAGGCAGTATCAATTCTTGCGCAACATGGGCAACGACATAGAAACAGGAAAACAGCCGATGGATGGCAGGTTGTTGGCGCGTGTCAGGCTCTATGCCCATGCAGCACGCGGGACTTATGAAGATGTGGTGAGAAGGTTGGCGCGTATTGGTGGTGCATTGCAAGAGAAACGTGTGCTGGGTGTTGCAGACCATTGTATTGGCTGTTTGGAGGAGTATGGAAAGGGATGGCAGCCAATTGGCACATTGCGAGACATTGGCGATACGCCTTGTCGGACACTTTGCCACTGCCGTTTCATTTTCAAGTGAGGTGAGTATGAGGTTCTCCGACATCCAGGTAAAAGTCACTTATGACCAGATAGGCGATACGCACCTGCTCATACACATCTATTGTCCGAAGCTTTTTAACCTATGGCAACTCCTGGACCTGGAGAAGCTTTCTAGAGAGTATGGCAAAAGCATCGAAACGTTGCTTGAGAATTTGAAAAAGAACATAGAAAAGAAGGAGCAATAATAATTATGGTTCCAGATGAATTGGATGGGTGTCCTCATGTTCAAAGTGGTATAGAGCTGTTTGAAGGCTGTACAGTCCATTATGTAGCATACAATGGGCGATGCTTAACCGCTATTGTGATTGGGCATGACGATGCTAGAAATGTTGATCTTGTAGTGTTTACAAATATGCCTAATGCGGCTGGTGTAAAAAACTTTGGTATGCAGTTTCATCAGGATGTCTCCTACAGTAAAGAGCCAAAGCCCGGTACTTGGCATTGGATTGCGTAAGTTATCCACAAGCAATGTTGACAACATGTGAATATGTATTGACAAATGGGTGAAAGGAATATACACTATGGGCAATGACAACGATAGCATCACACCGAACGGGCAGACGCCTGAGAGTGTGACCTCCACAGGCCAGACGGCCAACTCGACTGACCAGCCAGGCAGCGGGACACAGAAAACTCCTATTGAAAGCTTACCATCTGACGCGCAGGACTTCATCAAGCGACTCATTGATGAGAACAAGTCGTATCGCAAGCGTGCGCAGGACCAGGAACGTGCTGCACAGACAGCTCAAGAACAGCGTTTGAAAGAGCAAGGTGAATTTAAACAACTTGCTGAGAAGCACGAAGCCCGTGTCAAAGAGCTTGAACCTGTTGCATCGCGCTATGACGCATTGGCTACTCTTGTGACTGAGCAGATTGACGCTGAGATCAAGGATTGGCCTGCAACGGTCAAAGCGCTCGATCCAGGTGCAGATGCAGGTATCGAGGTACGCCTCGCATGGCGCAATAAAGCACGCGCCATCGTGACAGACCTGCAACAGCAAGCTCGCTCGACGCAGCCTGGTAACGCGCCATCACCACGTCCTGCTAGCCTGAATGGGAGTAAAGACGTAGATGAGCTACGAACACGCTACCGGGAAAGTGGAAAGTACGGCTTTTAGTCCAACTAGACCTTTTGACCGCTCTTCACAAGCGGGGAAGGATAATATTCATGGCTGACATTTCAAAAAGTGGCACTCCTTCGCTTGCCACGCTCGGGCCTGCTCCTGGGTCCGGGAAATTGCCCACACTCACTTGTGGGGAGGATATAGCTGCTGGGGATGCCTGCTATATCAAGTCAGACGGTAAAATCTGGCGTTCTACTGGTACGGCTGTCAACGCAGCTGCAAAAGTAGACGGCTTTGCTCCCTACGCCGCGAAGAGTGGCGAAGCGCTCACACTCCTCTTCAACGTCACCTTCAATTATGGCGCATCCCTCACACCGGGCGCTCGTGTCTTTTTGAGTGCGACCGCCGGTGCCATTGCTGATGCTGCCACCACTGGTGGTACGGCTCCTATTGGCTTTTGTGTTGACGCTACGCGCGTCTATCTGTATCAGAGCCGGTACTAAGGTACGGAGAGGAGATAAGACATGGCTTTCGGTACCTTAACACGGTTTGATACGCTTGCCAGCGCGTACAATACAACCGTTGCACAGTTCGGTGAAGACCTGGCATGGCAGGCCATCCAGGAAGCGCTAGACGCCCACAACCAGCAGCTTGCCGAAGCAATGGGCGAGTTTGTCGAGACCTCTACTGATCGCCTGCGTCGCTACGGCGGCCCGGACTCGATGGCGATGGAAGAACTCGATGAGTTCGGTACGCCGGACGCGCAGAAGATCTCTGCTGGCGTTACGGTGGCCTTCCCGTTGAAGTTTTATGGTATTGCCCTTCAGTGGACTCGGCTCTACTTCCAGAACGCGATGGCGTCTGAAATTGCGGCCCAAGTCACTGCTGCTCAGGATGCTGATATCAAAGCCATTCAGCGCGAACTGAAAAAGGCACTCTTCCTACACAGCAACTACACCTTTGTAGATCGTCGCGTTGATGGCGTTTCGCTTGGTGTCAAAGCGCTGGTGAACAACGATGGCGCGGCCATCCCGATTGCTCCTGATGGCACGAGCTTTGTAACCTCGCACAACCACTATCTCGGTACTGCCAATGCGTGGTCAGGCTCGACCGCTGCACAGAAGCAGACTGACATTGATAGTCTTACCTCGACCGTGCTAGAGCATTTCCTCTCTGGTCAGATCATGCTTCTGTGCAACCGTGCGCAGGAAGCGGCTATGCGCTCAGCCACGAACTTTACCCCGTATGTGGATGCTCGCTTGATACAAGGTGGTGGACTCACAACGGCCATTGCTCGTGGTTCGCTGGATGTCTCGAATGTGGCGAACCGTGCCATTGGTATCAATGGACCTGCTGAAGTGTGGGTAAAGCCCTGGGTGCCTGCTGGATACATCGTGTGTGTGCATTCTGGTGGCGGTGGCGCTGCTCTGGTACGTCGCACGCGTAACGCTGGTGGCGGCAACTTGGAACTCTTGTTTGACAACGAGATCTATCCGCTTCGTAGCCGTGCGATGGGCCGTGAATTTGGCTTCGGTGTCTTCAACCGCGTAGCAGCGGCCTGCTTAGACATCACCAACGCCTCGTACACCGATCCAACCATCACCTAAGAGAGAGGTGTATTCATGGCAAAAAAGAACGTAACGCAGGTAGAAGTCAAAGAGCCTGCTGAGGAGATGCAACTGTCTCCTCAGCAGGAAGAAGAGAAGGCTTCACCTGCTCAAGATAAGCATCCGGTCGCGTGCTTCTTTACCGCTGATGGCGTCCGCGTGAACAGCGAAAACCAGCCCATAGACGAATACGGGAAGGTTCTCGATGAGAAACCGTTACCGCGAGGATAAAGCATGAGCAATTTATCGCAGGCTCAGCGGGATAAGCTTCCTGACTCTGCTTTTTGCGGTAACGGTCGGTCCTTCCCAGTCATCGACCGCGAAGACATTATGAAGGCCGTCCACGCAATGGGCCGTGCTGGTAGCGATGCAGAACGAGCGCAGATCAAAGCCTGCATTATCCGCAAGGCAAAGATGATGAAGGCGACCGATGCGCTCCCGCAAGAATGGCAGCAATAGATGGATAGAACAGCAGCAACGAACTACTTGACGCAGCAGTATCGTGAACTGGCAGCAGACGCCAAATTCACGACGCAGCAGACCACTGACGCCTACGACAGCGCCATAGATATGTCTCTGCGCTATCTTGGCTTTGCTGAGAGCGATCTGGCAACTGCTGATGTGCAGCAAGCGGACACGCTCAAGTATCTGGCATTGCTGGACTACTTCGCGCTTGAGAGGTTCTCAACGCTGCTGGCTATCCGGTTTGATGTCTCGTTTCCTGGTCCTGTCTCGGCGAAACGAAGCCAGGAGTTCAGCCAGGTGGGGGCCTTGCTGAACCGAGCCGAGAACAAGCTGTCATCACTCGGCATCGACATTGGCGCGAATGGGCAAGGGATGCAAGCTGGTTACTTCAACCTGGACTTTCTTGAGCCATCGTCAGTGAGCGAGGTGTAGTATGTCTGTCTTCAGTGATGCCGATCTGGATGACTTTGCAGCGCTTGCCGAAGACGTTGCTCTCAAGGATACCTGCGAGGTGTTGCGCGATACAAGTAGCGATGATGATGGATCTGGCGGTGAAGAGAATGCAAATTGGACAGTAGTGGCAACTGTGAAGTGCATTCTGACTTATGAGACGGTTACACCGACCGAGACGACCGTTGCAGGCAGACTCGATGGCAAAACGCTGCAAACTGTGTGGATTAAGCGTGGTGCGGTTCCGGGCCTGCTCAAGTCTGATCTGCTCAGGATCAATGGGCAAAAGTATCACATCCAGGATGTCAGTACCGACTCGTACGAAGTGCTTAAACCTGTAAGCGTCTGGAGGACTGTCTGATGACGATCACAGCAGCACACTCAGCACTTCCAGATCTCACTGAGGCAGTCATTGCCGAGCTAAAGGCTCATACTGAGTTTACCAGTATTGCAGCAGGCCCGTTTGATCCGCCAAAGGAGTCACAGGTTACATTCCCGTATGTGAGCTTGGGAGAGCATATCGAGAGCAACTGGTACTCACTCGGCAACACAGGCAGGCAGGTTCTCTTTATGTTTCACATCTGGTCTCAGCAACAAGGGACAGGCACCTTCGGATTTAAAGAAGCATACAGAATTATGGATACCATCACAGGTATTCTAGAGCCGCCAAAGACGTTGACGCTCACGAACTTCACTATGACGAAATACGGCTTTCAGTTCGAGAACAGCGTAAAAATGCTTGATCCTGACGGCATCACAAAGCATCTGGTAGCAACATATCGAACGAAGCTCAAAGCCAAGTAGGAGGTCAGTATGCCAGAAATAGAAGTCGTCTGGACTGGTTGGGATGATTTGCTTGAAGCATATGAGAAGGCTGAAGGCGGTACTGTTGAGCAGGTTGATAAGACGATGGAAAGCATTGGCGAAGAGTCGCTCTCAGTGATGAAAGGCTATACACCAGTCGGAACGAGAGCAACACCAACGCATAAGCCTGGCACGCTGCGAGCAGGCAATGAGATCGTTCCCATTGAGCATGGCTTCATCTTGCAGAACTTGGTAGAGTACGCGCCGTTCGTGAACTGGGGAACAACGAAGATGAGCGCCCAACCTTTTTTAGAGCCAACAGTTGAGTACGCGATGAAGGCAATGGATCAACAATTGCCTGATGCTCTTGCAATAGATGAATAGGAGCATGGTATGAGTAACTATCCAGCGGCAGGTGTTGGTGGCAAGGTGCAAGTTGCTTCCAATGTTGCCGCGAATATCGACACCTGGACCGTCACACCGAAAGGCGCTGAAAAAGAGACCACGCCATTTGGCGCTGCTGACTCGTGGCAGCAGACTACAAAAACTATCAAGTCCTGGACAGCCAAATGGGACGGTCAGCTTGATCCATCGGACGCTGCTCAGTTGGCGCTCCTGAATGGCTTGAATGATACATTCCCGATCAGAATGTACGTAGATGATACGTATTACTGGTCTGGCACGGCAAGATATACTGGCGGTCCTAGCGCTGCCAAAGCAACGGATGTGGTAACAGTGTCTTACAACTTTACCGGCGTCGGCAGTCTGGTTCTGACTTCGTAGGAGGTGCCTCATGGGGGAAGTGCTTCCAGGCGTAGGATGCGACATATTTACGACTTCTACGCCTTCTATTCCGCTGGTGTCGCCAGAAGCCTGCACGGACAGCGGGGACCACACATTATACACAGCCAATACTCACGAATTTTGGGACTGGACCAAGACATTTACGGTTCAGTGTGGTCCAAACGGTTCAAGTGGATGGGCTACCGTAACGGACTACGAGATGAGATGGGCCGTTGGTCAGATCAAGTTCAACACAGCCAGAACTGTAGGTGTCAATAACTTTGTCCGTGTCTTCGCCGGGAACTACCTGCCTGCAACTCAATTGGATATGAGCTATGGCTGGATGCTGACAACGAAAGGCAACGAAAAGGACAGCACGGCATTTCAAGCGCCTGGAGCATGGGCGCAAAATACTGCAACGACAAAGAGCGCGAGCGGCAAGATAGACACATATAGAAATGACGACCGCTTAACGAAAGAACTGAACAACCTGCTTGGCATGAAACTCTATATTGACCGCGCCAATAACATCAGGTTTCAGTTCTTCGCTCGGCAAACTGGCGGCCCGATCAAGTCGCCTGCAACCGCTTTGCAGGAAGAAGAGTTTAATTTTACCGTCGTGCGTGATGTGTATCTCATGCTTTCATAGGATAACTATATGACTGAAATACAGAATGATATCGAGTGGATAGAAGGTGAAGATGATAACGCCTTCAGACAAGGCATCTTTCAGACCGATGACAGGAAAGAGAAGCTCGTCCCGGTCCCTGAATGGCGTAGAAAAGTGCTGGTAAAGCGGCTCACAGGAACCGTACGTAGCCAGTATTTTGCTTTTCAGATCCAGCTCGCGCAAACGGTAAAAGAGGATAGCGAAGAATTCTTTAAACGCACATGGTTCGAGCTTGCACGTCTGGGCTGCATGAACCCTACCACGAAGAAATCTATCTTTAAGCCAGGCGACCGCGACACGTTCATGAATGACCACGACGGCGGAATTATAGAGATGCTCGGTAAGACCGTCCAGATCTTCTCTCAGCTTGATGGCTCGGTGACTGAAGCTGCAAAAAAAAATTAAGGACTCATCCCGAATATTATGCCTATTATCAAT